TTATGGGCACTGGATCCTAAGTCCAGCTCGTCTGCCAGTTCCGACACCCTCGCATTTAACGCTGAGGAAACTAATAAGACGTGGTGGGTATTCCTGTGCCAAATCCGAACCAATAGCCGTGGTTTGCCCACCTGTGTAATTATAGGTGATAACAATCTTCTTGTCACCATTGCCCTGGTCAGAGTCCTCATCATACACGAAAACCGCGTTCACGAATGTTTCCACGAGACGTTGACGGTATTCAGGATCGTTGATGTCGCCCGCCTGAAACCTCTTGAGCCAATACTTGACTTGATCTTTGGTGACCGTCACTCTAGCAGTTGACTTGGCCTGAAGAATAGCATTCTCTATCTCCGCTTTCTCTTGCTCCAGCTCATCCAACCGGTCCTTGGTGGAGGGCGTGAAGATGCCTTGCTCAATGGCCTTCAGCAGGTTACGTATGGCCTTCTCGGTGCCGGCCAGCCGTTCTTCGTGGTACTGGAGGTCGCTGTCCTTGCGCTCCGCTTCCTGAATCCTCTCAACGTTCTCCGCGATCATGTCAATGACGTCATCGACGAGAACCTTCTCCACGGTCTCCCGGACAACCAGGTCCTCTAGCCACTCCTTGCGTTCGGATCTCTTATTGCACGTATGGTCTTTTTTGGCCTTGCCGCACTTATAGTAGTTGTAGGTCTTGCCGCCGCGTCCGGTTCCGCTCTCCCCTACCATAGGCGCATTGCAGTGACCGCAAAACACTTTACCAGTCAGGAGATAGTCTACCTTGGCCTTGTTACGGGCCGGGGCGCGTCTGTTCATATCCAACCTCCTCTGCACCCTCTCAAAGCGGTCCTTTTCGACGAGGGCCGGCATGCCGCCCTCGATCTCCACATCATCAAAGATGTAGACGCCAGTGTACTTCCGATTTCGGAACGCGGTCCGAAGGCTGTTCGTTGTGAACCGCTTGCCAGTAGCGGACTTTACGCCTCTCGCGTTCATCTCATTCACGATATCGGTTAAGCTTCTGCCGCTGTCATACTGCTCAAAGGCCCATTGCATGATAGGACCATTGGTCGGATGGATTTCGTACTTACGGTCGGCGCCGATCCGATAGCCGAACAGCGTTGTCCCACCTGCGGACATGCACTTCAGAGCATTTTCCTTCATCCCGCGCTTAACATCTTGTGCCAGGTTCGCAGAGTAGTACTCAGCCATGCCCTCAAGTACTGACTCCAGGATAATCCCCTCGGGACCGTCAGGGATGTGCTCCTTGGCATAGAGGACCTTTACACCGTGTTTTCTGCATCGGACCTTGTTGATCGCGATCTCTTCACGGTTACGGCCAAACCGATTGATCTTCCATACAATGATCGCGTCAAAGAGGCGCTTCTCACAGTCCTTAAGCATCCGCTGAAACTCTGCCCGGTTGTCGGTGCGGCCACTGATACCGCGGTCAGCGTAATGGCCTACAACGGTTATGCCGTGATGTTCCGCATACTCCGTGCATTCCCGAATCTGGCCTTCAATGGATTCCTCGCGTTGATCAGGACCAGGTGAGTATCGGGCGTAGATAACGGCTTTCATTTACCTTTGCCGGCCATGAACTGATGTCCGCACTTAAGGCAGGTTACTTTAACCTTACCAGAGCCCAAGCCCCCGGCGGCAAGACCGATGGGGCCCGCCACTAATACACCTACTACGGCCTTTCCGAATCCGAAACCTTTCTTATGCGCTGATAGACTCGTGGAGTGGCACTTAGGACAGTAAGGAATACCGTCTCGTTCGAGTTGTTGAAGGCGCTGGGCCTCCCGCAAAGCTTCAGCCTGTTCCGCTACCCGCTTGGCCTCGGCGTTCTCTTTGACTTTTGCCCAAAAACCACCGGATGACTTCTCGGCCGGGGCGAACATCGCGTAAGCGCTATCGACAACATCTTTGGCTTCGCCCAGCCCCAATCCCGTGAGAGCGCGAACCTCTTTGACAGCAGCTATTCGGTTTTTCCCGTGCATGTTTACAAGAGCCTGTAGATCTATGCGCTGGTCATTAATGACGATAGAAGTATCTTCCGTTATGCTAGGTGACTGTGCAGTGACTTGGGGCGATGAACCAACGGGCGTGCCGCATTCCGAACAAAATTTGCCGGTGACTTCCTTTCCACAATTGGGGCAGTACATTTCATTACCTCCCTGCTGAGCGCATCACAACTTCCCTCTCAACTCCACGACTTTGCCGATAATGACCACAGGAAGACTCTTTACTTCGGAGGCAGTGTAGAACAAAGGCTCATACGCAGGATTCGCCGATACCAATTTGACTCCTTGTTCGGACTGGTAGAACCGCTTCACTGTGGCATCTTCCCCGTTTACCAGCACAACCGCAACGTCGCCGTTATCAACCCAATTCTGCTTACGAACAATGACAACGTCACCTTCGCGGATGCGAGGAGCCATACTGTCTCCTCTAATCTGAAGAGCGAAAAACTCACCCTGGGAGGCCATTTCCGGAGTGATCTCTTCGTAATCGAGGATTTCTTGCACAGCCTCAATGGGAATGCCGGCCGGGACTCTACCAAGAACAGGGATCGGGACACCTTTTGATTTGGCGGGGCGGTCTAGGAGGTAGTCCGTAGAAACTGAAAAGAAGTCCGCGAGCCTCTTGACCATGGCGAAATCCGGTTCTCGCTTACCGCTCTCCCACATACCTACTGTGGACTGAGCCACGCCAAGAAGTTCAGCTAATTTGTACTGGGACAACCCTTTTTCTTCTCTTAGCTGTTTCAGAACGAGGCTGAACAACCAATCACCACCTGCGCTCATTGAATCACCTCCTGTGATAACAGACAAGATCTCAATACAAAATACTCACATTTAGTGTTGACAAGACCTATATCGGTCGCTATTATGAACACAGTTAGTGATTACGGGAGGTGAAGTTGTGAAGGCTCAGTTGAAGCGGTTAAGAGAAAAGGCCGGACTGACCCAGGAGCAGTTAGGACAAAAACTAGGTGTTGGGCAGTCAACCGTGGGTATGTGGGAGACCGGCGAACGGCTTCCGCGCGCTGACAAACTGCCCGAACTCGCAAGGATTCTGAACTGCACCATTGACGACCTACTGAATCCCGAATCAGTATCCGACGCGCAATCCCAGTAACAGGCGCTCTCTTGGTCTTTGACAACCGCATAGCGACAGAACTGACTGCCAACCAAGAAAGGAAGGGTTGTAAGTGAAGTTCCAGACTGACACGACTGTCTATGAACTGCTGGCGAGCGAAGTCATCAAACTGGGTAGGCAAGCATTACACCTTGCTCCGGCTGAAGCGAAACTGGCCGTTGAAGCCCAGCTGATGATCATCAAGGAGTTTCCCGAGATAACAACGTTCTCGCTTACCTCCGGTGCAGATGACAAGACGGTAGCGTACAAGGACAAAGTAATGTACCTAGACGGGATGCTAGAGCGGCGCAAGGCACAGCCTCAGCCGCCCAAGCAAGGCTCTGCCATCACCGTCAAGATTGACGCCGATACCTCCGAGTTCGAAACCAAGCTGGACCGTCTCAGCGCTCGTGTAAAGGAGATAGCGCGGGAGGCTGAACATCTGGAGAAACGGGCGTCGACATGTTCTCACTAACGACTACTTACCGAAACGCTTGACAGTCTTCTCGAAGTCCCTCAAAGCCTTATTGGCTTGCCTCAGACTCTGGCCCGCCTCTGCTTCCGGCTCAATGTTGATGGTCTGGCCGCAACCCGGACAATCAACTTTCACGCCGTGTTCAAGAGCATCCAGAGTCTTGAAGCGGACCTGATGACCACAATTCGGACACTTATACTCAGTGACATCATCACCGAACAGCGAACGAAGGTTCAGATCACCCAAGACAACCATCCCCTCAGTCGACGCCCACTCACGGGTTTCGACGGGAAGTGGAGAGATCCCTAGACACAAAGCCAGACGTGATTTTGGAGAGGAGAATCCGGATGAAATCTCATCGGGCGACCATCGTCACCAATGCCCCGATAAACCCGCAGTCGATTCCCGGTTACCAGCTGGACAGGCTCACTCGCCTGGCGATCAAAGGTGTCCGGAAGTACTTCGAAGACCCGGCGGTACAGGCAGACTTCGAGCGCTGGCAGCAGGAAGAAGCCGCCAGGGCTGAGGCCGCAGCAACGGAGGCGACAGCATAATGACTCAGGCAAACCTTAATGCTACGGATAGACTGTCTTTCGCGAAGCGCTGGGCGGAGATTGCCAATAACCAGTTCAATGAGGCAACGGGGCCACAGGTCGACGACACGGTATTCAACCTCAGCGCGGCTGAAGACTACCTGAATGCTTCCATTGCCGCCTCGAAGGCTGCGTACAAGACCGCAAGGGATCAGGAACCGGTGTTGAAGCACCTTCGTGCCATGCGCCGGATAAGCCAGGAGATGGACACCTGGCTCACTGTGGCTGTGGCATCTCTTGCCCTCACCTGGTGGGGCGCTGTTGCATACTTCGTCTACCGGGCAATCAGGCACTTGCGGTGAAAGGAGGTGAGACCAAGTTGAGCAGACTCGAACAAAACGCGCTGCCCCTGCGTATGCGGCGTCAGGAACAGCGCACAGAAACAACATCCGAGGACAGTGTATCAAGCGGGAACCAAACCAACAAGTGTTGCCGATGTGGTAGGGCACTCAAAGACCACAAAAGCATGGAGCGTGGTATGGGACCTGTGTGTTGGGTACGGGCAAGGAGAGACGACCTGCCCACTCCCTACGTGCTCCCAGACAAAGAGTCTGAGTAAGGCCACAGAGAGACCAGAGGAGGATGAAAACGTGAGTACCGAGATTACCGTCAAACTTGACGCCGGCGACCTTCTCGCGGCCATCAGGGACCTTATAGCCGCGCTTAACAGCGCCGCTCCTATGTCTCAACAAGCAAGTTCACCGACTACTACCCCTGTGGCACAGCCGACCACAGCTGCCATGCCAGTCGGACAGACCCCCGTACAGCAGCCTACCAAGCAGCCTCCGGCTACCGTTCCAACATCTGCTCCTACATACACCCTGGAGCGGTTAGCCGTCGCAGCCACACCGCTCATCGACGGTGGGAAGAGACAAGAAATTGTCAACCTGTTGAACTCCTTCGGAGTGCAGGCGCTTACCCAGCTGCCTAAAGAGCGTTACGGCGAGTTTGCCACAGCTCTTCGCCAATTGGGGGCGAAGATATGAGCAGCAGACCTGTGAATCTCCTGTCCGTGTACAAGACGGTTCGGCCCCGGAGGCCATCGCCACACACCCTGAAAGATATGGCTGTCAAGAACGGACAGGCCATGGTGACAGACCTGGATGTCTACGCAGTCGTGCCGACCGATCTTCCGGATGGCGTATACAGACAGGTAGGCCCGAATTTGGAGCGCTATCCCGATGAGGCTGGACGGTCGCTGGACGACATGCCTTCAGTCCCGATACTGGAAAGCGCCGCTGTCGGTGACCCCATCGTGTTCCCGAGAGAGGAGTTCAAGGCGCTCCTCAACTTTGTAGTTGACAATCCCGCAAGGCCCCTATGGGGCGCCATATGTTTTCGGATAGGACCCGATCGGACAATGGAGTTAATCGCCACCGATCAATGCGCCCTCTGCCGTCACGTAGTACACGCGCCTGCCGGGCTACCGGAAGGCGAGTATATCGTGCCGGCTAAGGCCATAAGAACGCTCCTCCTGGACAAGAATGCCGAAGGAATAACCATGTCCGTAAGCGGAAACCACATGTCCTTAGAAACCGGTCATCTCTCGGTCATCGTTAGACTGACTGACGGCAAGTACTACGCGACAGACAATGTGATGCCCAAACGCCTGGAATCTGTTTACGTTCTCGGCACCAAGGAACTACGCAAGGCAGTCAAGACTCTGGCTCCTTACCTTGACCCTGAAACCAAGTCCGTCCGGATACGCGATGCTGAGGATGCCATAAACGTGATCACCGGTTCCGGATCACTGGAACTGAGTGCGAAGAACGCGTACGAGAACCTGGAGAAAACCCTGTTTGTCGATAGCAAGAGGCGTCCTGGCGGCGTGATCACGACAGGCAACCTCATGTTAGTCATGCCTCTGTCGCCCTCAAATAACCAGCCGAACGGAAGTCGCCTTCTCCAGTACCGCTATCTGAAACAGGTAGTCGACTCAGTATCCGGCCCACACCTTTACATGGGGCTACAGGGTTCTCTCAGTGATGTGCTGGCGACAGTGTTCTCTCCCGAGCCCCTGTGCGGAGGTGAGCTGGCATGAGTGTTCCCACCGCCGACCGGGCGACCCACGCCATTCTAGCGGCCAGCGCCGCGCACAGGTGGTTGGTCTGTACGCCGTCTGCGCGTCTTGAGGCTACGCTGCCCGAGACCCCGAGTACTTACGCCGAAGAGGGCACTCTGGCCCATGAAGTAGCCGCTCTAGTAATGCGGAAGTACTTCGTTGAACCGATGAGTCAGCGCAGTTTCAACAACCGTCTCAAGAAGCTGCGGGGGCACGAACTGTACCAAGATGAAGTGCTCCGACATGCTGAAACGTACCTGGATTACGCCAAGCAGATATACATGGCCTACGACACTTCACCGTACACGGCAATCGAGGTCCGGCTAGACCTGGCAGAGTATGTGCCCGAAGGTTTCGGCACCGCTGACTGCATCATCATCGGCGGGACAACCCTACACGTCATCGACTACAAGTACGGCAAGGGCGTACCGGTATCAGCCGAGCAAAATCCACAGATGATGCTCTACGCGCTCGGGGCCTTGGCCAAGTACTCCATGCTGTACGATATCACGGCAGTCAAAATGGCAATCGTGCAGCCGCGCCTGGATACTATCTCTGAGTGGGGGATTTCCGCGTTCGACCTACGTGACTGGGGCAAGACATACGTCAAACCCCGCGCTCAGTTGGCCTGGAATGGCGAAGGCGAGTACGTTGCAGGTGACCACTGCAGGTTCTGCCGCGCCAAATCGACCTGCCGCGCTCGTACTGACTTCTACATGGCCCTGGAAGACTTCGGCCAGATAAAGCCTCCCCTCATCTCCAACCAGGAGGTGGGCGAAGTCCTCAAGCGTGCTGAAGGCCTGGCGGCTTGGCTGGACGACCTCAAGCAGTACGCGCTCGCGGAATGCCTCAAGGGCAACGAGATACCGGGATGGAAGGCGGTCGAAGGCAGGGCTGTCCGGCAGTGGACAGACATGGAAGCAGCATTCGAGGCGCTCAAAGCCGCCGGCATCGACGAGGCCATGCTTTACGAACGCAAACCCCTAACCCTGGCCGCCACAGAGAAACTGCTTGGCAAGCCTCGATTCAACGAACTGGTGTCGACCTACGTCACCACGCCTCCTGGTAAACCCGCGCTCGTTCAGGCGTCGGACAAGCGTCCGGCTATCACGAGGCCTGGCGCCGTTAGCGATTTTGGCACCCAGGCAACAGAGTAGAAAGGAGAAATTGGAGAGATGGCAAGAGAGAACCCGCAACATGTAGTCACAGGTGAAGTGAGACTTTCATTCGTACATCTGTTCACGCCTTACGCAAGGCCGGGACAGACAGAAGCCAAGTACTCGGTCACAGTCCTCGTCCCAAAGTCGGATGTGGCGACAAAACAACGGATTGACGCCGCCATCAATGCCGCCATCGAACTCGGGATCAAGAAGACATGGAACGGCGTTCGTCCCCCAGTACTCGGAATTCCGGTGTACGACGGGGACGGCACGAGGCCCTCTGACGGGATGCCCTTCGGCCCCGAGTGCAAGGGTCACTGGGTCTTCACGGCTTCGTCAAAGAACCCGCCGCAGATTGTTGATGCTCAGCTCAACCCCATCATCAATCAGACTGAGGTTTATAGCGGATGCTACGGCCGGGTGAGCGTGGACTTCTTCCCGTACGCTAACAGCGGTAAGAAGGGAATCGGGTGTGGCCTCGGCAACGTGCAGAAACTGCGCGATGGTGAGCCGCTCGGCAACCGGACAACTCCGGAAGATGACTTTGGCCAGCCTCCACAGTGGGCCCAGCAGCCTTCCCCGGGCCAGGGGCAAGGGTACACGCAACCGGGTTACCAGCCACAGTACCAGCCGGCCTATGGGCAGTCACCGCAGCAACCGAACTACACACAACCGGCTGCTCAGATTGACCCAATTACGGGCAAGCCCGTCAACGGCGGGGTCATGGGTATCTCGTAACACCTGACGGCGCATCCGGGGGCCGCGCATCCGGCAAAACACGCGGAAATCAGCGTCAGGAGAATGCACCATGCGAACCCTCAACATAGACATAGAAACGTTCTCCAGCGTAGACATCAAGCGGGCCGCGACGTACAAGTACGTCCAGTCCCCTGACTTCGAGATACTGCTATTCGGTTACGCCGTAGACGGAGGACCCGTACAGGTTGTGGACCTAGCCCAAGGCGAGAGTCTGCCACAGACGGTCATAGACGCGCTGCAAGACCCGTCCGTCATCAAACATGCTTATAACGCTGCTTTCGAATGGTACTGCCTGAACAAGTTCTACCGGTCTCCCCTGGAACAGTGGCGCTGCACGATGCTCCACGGTCTCTATTGCGGATATACCGCCGGTCTGGCAGCGACAGCCGTCGCGCTAGGCTTGCCCGATGACAAGCGCAAAATGAGTGTAGGCGCGTCCCTCATCCGGACGTTCTGCGTGCCATGCAAGCCCAGCAAAGCCAACGGCATGAGGACCAGGACCCTCCCCCGCCACGAGCCCGAGAAGTGGCAGCTGTTCAAAGAGTACTGCAAACAGGATGTCGTAACCGAGATGGAGATTGAGCGGCGCCTATCCTCCTTCCCCGTTCCAGAGAACGAACAGAGCTTGTGGGTACTGGACCAGATCATCAACGCCACTGGTGTAGCCGTGGACATGGACCTGGTGTCTGCGGCCCTGCATATCGATGAAACGGTCACCAGCGAACTGATGCAGGAAGCCATAGCCCTGTCAGGACTCGACAATCCGAAGTCTGTAAAGCAACTGAGCCAGTGGCTTGAGGAAGAAGAGGAGATTGATGTCCCTGACCTTCGCAAGGGCACGGTCCAAGACCTCATCAAGAGCGTGGACAGCGACAAGGCCCGCCGGATGCTGGAGATACGTCAAGAGTTGGCCAAGGCTAGCATCAAGAAGTACCTCGCCATACAAGACGCCGTCTGTGAGGATAAACGGGTCCGTGGCCTCCTCCAGTTTTACGGCGCGAACCGAACCGGTCGATGGGCCGGAAGGCTCGTGCAGGTCCAGAACCTCCCCCGCAACTACCTAGAGAGTCTGGACCATGCCAGAGAGTGCGTGAAACGCCGGAAACTTAACGCCCTCCGGATCATCTACGGAAACGTGCCTGACGTTCTCTCACAACTCGTCCGGACAGCTTTCGTCGCTGAAACCGGCAAGGTGCTTATCGCTGCGGACTTCAGCGCCATTGAGGCCCGTATCATTGCGTGGCTTGCCGGTGAACAGTGGCGACAAGAAGTGTTTGCTACGCATGGCAAGATATATGAGGCCTCTGCTTCAGCCATGTTCGGAGTACCTATTGAGGAGATTACAAAACAGTCGCCGCTCCGACAAAAAGGCAAGATCGCTGAACTGGCTCTCGGTTATCAAGGCGGTCCCGGCGCTCTCATCGCAATGGGCGCCCTCGACATGGGGCTTACCGAAGAGGAACTTCCGGAAATCGTCCACCGCTGGCGTAGTGCCAACAAGCGTATAGTCGATTTCTGGTATAGCCTGGAGAACGCCGCGCTTGAGGTCATGCATACTGGAGCGCCCGTAGGCGTCCGTGGACTTCTCCTGGCCCGAGAAGGCGACTACGAGAACGGGCAGGACTTCCTCACCATCCAACTTCCCTCCGGCCGTAAGCTCTTCTACGCCAGGCCTTTTGTAGAGGTTAACGAAAAGAATCGGGCCTCTCTGCATTACCAAGGTGTGAATCAGAAGACCCGGCAGTGGGAAGTCATCCCTACCTATGGCGGGAAACTCACTGAGAACGTGGTGCAAGCGATAGCCCGAGATTGCCTGGCGGAAAGCCTCATGCGATTGGCGCCTCAATACCGCATTGTCTTTCACGTCCACGATGAAATCGTCCTTGAGGTCGATGCAACCACACCTGATGAAGTTGAGGCTCACCTTACCGCCATCACCGGAGTGATGGGGCAGCCCATTCCCTGGGCACCGGGGCTCATCCTCAAGGCTGAGGCCTTCGCTACCCAGTACTACAGGAAGGAGTGATAATCCGTGACTGCCCTTGCTTGCCCAGTGGAATATGAAGAGCTGGAAGTGGCTGAAGACCCAAAGGCCGCTAAACTAGCTGACCTGACTACATACGATAGGATCATTGTCTCCACCAGTGGCGGTAAGGACAGCACGGCGTGCGTTCTGTACCTGCTCAAAATCGGTATTCCCAAGGATAGAATAGTCCTCTGGCATCAATCTGTAGATGGCGCCCCTGGAGAGATTCAGTTCGCTGACTGGCCTGTGACAGAACCTTATGTTCGAGCGTTCGGCGAGGCTATGGGGATTCAGACTGAATTCCAGTGGCGCAAGCAAGGCTTCTACGGTGAATTGATGAGAGAGAACCGTCGAACCAATGACGTCCAGTATGAGCGCGGCAGTGAGATCATTACGCTGCCCACGAGAAACGGCAAAGCAGCAACTCGCAAGAAGTTCCCGGCAAAGGCCGTTGACTTGAGGACCAGATGGTGCACTGCCTACCTCAAAATCGACGTCATGCGGCGCGTACTCAACAATCACCCCGACTATCAAGAGGGTAGGTTTCTCGTGATAACCGGGGAGCGCAGAGAAGAATCGGCGAATCGTGCCCGCTACTTGAACGTAGAAGAGCATCCCTGCAATAGCCGGCGCAGAGAAGTGACCTGGTGGCGTACGGTCATCGAATGGCCCGAAAGGGCGATTTGGGACATACTTGAGCAGTTTCGTATCCTCCCTCATCCTGCCTACTGGCTGGGCTTCAACAGGACGTCATGCTTCGGTTGTATCTTCAGCACGGCTGACCAGTGGGCAACGATGAGGGAGATATCCCCTGAACGGTTCCGTCAGCTCGTGGAGATGGAGAAAGACCTCGGTCATACCATCGACAACAAACTGACCTTGACCCAACTAGCAGACCTCGGGGAGTCCCGTCTCCCCCGGAACCTCGACGCCGAGAAATGGGTACGCATTGCCTTACTCGGTGAGATACACGCCAAAGACCTAATCACTGAGAAGTGGGATCTCCCTTCTGGTGCGTTTGCTTCATAACCCATTAAGAGGAGTGACTCGAATGTTGGATATCGAAGAAACCGTGATTGGTACCGAGACCCCAGCGGCCCCCGAAGAGCCCGTCATGACCAAAGGCGAGGCCCTTGTCACCGGCCTCAACCAGATAGATGAAGGCCTGAAGATGATCTCGGCGCTCGGCACCAAGTATGACCTCTTGGCTACCATGGTTGGCTCCAGGGCCAGCGCCCAGCGCCTGAGGGACGTCATCAAGAGCAACACCGTCCTGTACACCCTAGTCATCAACATGGTGGCCGCCAAGAACAGCCGGCTCTCGGCTGAGACCGTGCAGAAGGTCATCGACGACCTCCTGGACACCTTGTTTGACCTATCTAGCCCGTTCAGGGCCTGACACTTGTGGGCGGGGCGCTCCGGCTGAGCATAATGCCCCGCCCGCTCCATCGCATGAGAGGAGGCTTGCAGAATGAGCAAGACCGATGAGAAAAGGAAAGCCTGGTTCTTCAGCGGCCTGCAACTGCTGGGCGGAATAATACTCTCCGCAGGCTACATCCCGCAGATAGCGCAGATCGTCCGGACGGGCCTCACCAGGGACCTGAACCTTGTCTACCTGGTCTCCATCTTTGTGGGCGTAGTCTTTATGGAGGTCTATGCCATTTACCTCATATCGCGGAAATCTGCCTATGCCTTCTTTGTAACCAACACCCTTTCCCTGATGCTGGCGGGTGTCATGGTCGCGCTGAAGGTCATGTTCGGATGAGAGGAGGCTGTATCTTGAGCCATCCCGTTCTTGACCCCTGCTGTGGGGCTAAGAAGTTCTACCTCGACAAGCGCGATGAGCGCGTGCTGTTCGGCGACATCAGGCAGGAGGACATCAAGCAGTGCGACGGCCGGGTACTGTCTATCGCGCCCGATATGCTCATGGACTTCCGCGCCCTGCCGTTCGCGGACAGAGCCTTCTCACTCGTGATCTTTGACCCGCCGCATCTTCTGCGCAGCGGCCCCAACGCCTGGCTAACGCAGGCTTACGGCAAACTCTCGGACTCGTGGCGGGACGACCTGCGGCGGGGTTTCGAGGAGTGTTTCCGGGTGCTGAAGCCCGGAGGGACGCTGGTGTTCAAGTGGAGTGACAGCGACATACCGCTAGGCGAAGTGCTCGCCTTGACGCCAGAGAAGCCCATCGTGGCCGAGAGGTACGGCAGGCGCAAGCACTGGATTGTGTTCATAAAGGCGTATAGAGACATCGAAGCGCCCACGCAGGAGTGACATCCATGCTCAACTACGACAGACAAATCACTATCAGTGCCGCCGGGAGCCGCAGGGCTACCCGGTGGCCCTCACAAACACTCTGGTGGTCGGAGCTTGTTGAGAAGGTCAGGACCCCCGCCCGAGGCACCGAGAGCCTAGCGGAGTACCTCCGTTTGCCGAAATCCAAGCAGGATGACCTCAAAGACGTGGGAGGCTTCGTGGGCGGCATCCTCAAGGACGGCCGCCGCAAGGCAAACAGCGTCCTCGGACGTGATGTGTTAACCCTGGACCTCGATAACATCCCTGCCGGCGGCACGCAGGACGCCTTACGCCGTATCGAGGCCCTCGGGTGCGCCTACTGCGTGTACAGCACCCGCAAGCACGAAGAGGCCAAACCCCGCTTACGGGTCCTGGTTCTTCTCAACCGCACGGCCACAGCAGACGAGTATGAACCCCTGGCGCGAAAACTTGCAAGCATCATAGGCATTGAATTGTGCGACCCATCGACGTTCGAGGCCTCACGTCTCATGTATTGGCCGTCCTGCTGCGCTGACAGCCAGTTCGTCTATCAATATGGCGATAAGCCCATCCTAGACGTGGACGGACTCCTGGCGATGTACCGCGACTGGAGAGATGTGAACGAGTGGCCACAGGTCCCGGGCGCTCAAAAGGAACACAAGCGCCTCGCAGACAAGCAAGGTGACCCGACAGCCAAGCCCGGGATAGTAGGGGCCTTCTGCCGCGTCTACGATGTCTACAAGGCCATGGAAACGTTCCTCCCGGGCGTCTATGAGCCCTGCGTCGATAACCCGGGACGCTTCACATACACGGGAGGCAGCACCACAGGTGGGGCGATTGTCTACGACAATGGGGCCTTCTTGTACTCCCATCACGCCACAGACCCGTGCAGTGGGCGTCTGGTCAATGCCTTCGACCTTGTTCGACTACACAAGTTCGGTGACCGCGACGATGACATGAAGCCGGAAACGCCGACTAACAGACTGCCCTCGTATACGGCCATGTGCGAGCTCGCGGTAGCCGATACTGCTGTTGCGACACTCTTGAATCAGGAACGGTATGAGCAGGCTACAGCAGATTTTCGGGCATCGGTAAGTACTGGTGAAGACGCCAACTGGATAGCCAAGTTGAAACTCTCTTCACTTACCGGGAAACCCGAGAAGACCGTCGACAACATCCTCATTATTCTGGAGAATGATCCCCTTCTCAAGGACAAATTGGCCTTTGACGAGTTCGCGAACCGGGGTTTGGCCCTAGGTGCTCTCCCATGGGACCCCCGCACAGGGCGCCGGCAATGGACGGACGTCGATGACGCCGGACTCCGACATTACCTGGAACACACTTACGGCATCACGGGTAAGGAGCGGGTATACGACGCCGCGGCTCTGGCGGCGCACAAGCACACTATCAACGATGTCCAGGATTACCTGAAAGGGCTTGAGTGGGACGGAGTACCGCGTCTAGATACTCTCTTTATTGACTACCTGGGCGCCGAAGATAACGTCTACACCCGTGCTGTAGCCCGCAAGAGTCTCACGGCCGCTGTGGCCAGAGCCATGGTGCCCGGGACCAAGTACGACTACATGCCCATTATCTCAGGGCCCCAGGGTGTTGGAAAAAGCACCATGCTCCGGCTTCTCGGTCGTAAGTGGTATTCGGACAGCCTCGCGGTCTTCGAGGGTAAAGAAGCCGCTGAGATGATTCAGGGCACGTGGATCAATGAGATCGGCGAACTAAACGGCCTTACGCGCGCTGAGACGAGCGCTGTAAAGCAGTTCCTCAGTAGGTCAGAGGACATCTATCGAGAACCATACGGCCGCAGGACGAACCTTTATCCACGCCGATGCGTGTTCTTTGGGACCACCAACGACACGGAGTTCCTCCGGGACCGGACCGGCAACCGCCGTTTCTGGCCAGTAGATGTGTACGTCCAGACTCCTACAAAGAACGTCTTCACCGACCTGGAAAACGAAGTGGACCAGATATGGGCTGAGGCGTTCTTCCGCTGGCAAATGGGAGAACGGCTGTATCTCACTGGCGAGGCCGAACGGATAGCGCGTCAGGAACAGAAATCCCATGAAGAGAGCAACGCCAAAGAGGGGATCATCCGCGAGTTCGTGGAGCGGCGGGTACCGCTTAACTGGGACAAGCGGTCTTTGGCCGAACGCAGGATGTATTGGAGTGCAGAGTTCGGGCGAGGGCTTGAGACGGAGACCGTCGAGCGGGACCGGATATGCGCGGCCGAGATTTGGTGTGAGTGCCTAGGAGGCGACCTAAAGCACATGCGACGAGCAGATGCAGTGGAAATCAACAGCATCCTGGCCTCAATTCCAGGATGGAAGCCAAACGCGAGCCCGTTCCGCGCCGGCTGCTACGGTAGTCAAAGGGGGTTCGTACGGAAATGAGAAACCCGTCTACATTCTCGTCTACATTGTCTACATTCTCCCCCACTGGACTGTCTACATTGTCTACTTCGTCTACATTGAATGTAGACGCAAAAACACATGCCGTAGCAGGTCAAATACCTTCCTGTCTACATTGTCTACATTCTTTCTCTATTAAAGTAAAAAAGAGAGGTAATAGGGAGAATACACACACCCACGCGCGCCTAACGCGCCTGATCGCACGTACATATACGCGCGTATGTAGTTTTGTAGACAATGTAGACGGCACAGGGAGGTGCGCCTCGTGAGGGAGTCAAGTATTGAAGCGTATCTCCGTGAAAGGGTTAATGCCATGGGAGGCCGGGCGTACAAGTTCGTTTCCCCTGGAAACGCAGGGGTGCCTGACCGCTTGGTACTGTTACCAGGCGGCAAGATCGCATTTGTAGAGTTGAAGGCGCCGGGCAAGAAGTCAACGGCACTTCAGGCCGCGCAGCAGAGACGCATAAGGAGCCTAGGCTTCGATGTCTTCGCGGATGTCGATAGCCGAAACCTGGTTGACGCCTTGCTGAGGGAGGTCATCAGCAAGTGAAATTCCAGCCACACCCATACCAGCGATACTGCATTAACCGGCTGATTTCAGACGAGGCGGTCGCGCTGCTATTGGACATGGGACTTGGCAAGACTGTAATCACCTTGACCGCCATCAATGACCTGCGATACAACCGATTTGCAATCAGTCGTACTTTGGTCATAGCGCCGAAACGTGTAGCAGAGAAAACTTGGAGTCGCGAAGCGTTAAAATGGGACCACCTGAAACATCTGCGAGTAATTGGCGTATTGGGAACCGCGACACAGCGTATACGCGCACTTAACACCCCGGCAGACGTGTATGTGATTAACCGCGAGAATGTACCTTGGCTGGTGGATTATTACCGGAATGATTGGCCTTTTGACATGGTTGTTGTTGACGAATCGAGCAGCTTCAAGAATCACCAGGCGAAACGGTTCAAAGCGCTATCTTGGGTCCGGCCACACGTGAAGCGTATTGTGGAATTGACCGGCACGCCGGCGCCCAACGGCCTCATCGACCTGTGGGCCCAGATGTACCTCTTGGACCAAGGTGAAAGACTGGGCAAACGTATCACTCATTACCGGGAAAGGTACTTCGAGCCTGATCAGCGGAACCGGGACCACGTCTTCAGTTATCGGCCGAAGCCTGGGGCCTCGGAAGCAATTCACGAACGGATAAGCGACATCTGCATCAGTATGAGGGCGGAGGATTATCTGGACCTTCCGGATGTTACACCAGTGAATGTGCCGGTTACTCTGGACGGTAAAGCGCAGGCTGCCTATGACCGGATGGAGCGGGAGATGCTCCTTGAAGTGGACGGGGAAATGATCGACGCGGGGACGGCCGCCGTCCTTACCGGGAAACTCCTGCAACTCTGTAACGGTGCCGTCTACGACGAGGCTAAGAACGTGGTCGAGGTTCACCAGTGCAAGATCGAGGCATTCATGGAATTGGTGGAAGCGTTGAACGGCCAGCCGGCATTAGTGTTCTACAGTTACCAGCATGACCTCGCGCGGCTGCAGAGGGCGCTTGCCGGCACAGGCCTGGGTGTGCGGGTTTTGAGGGGACCCCAGGATGAGGATGACTGGAATGCCAGGAAGATCGACATCCTGTTGGCCCATCCGGCCAGCTGCGCCTTCGGGTTAAATTTGCAGGAAGGCGGAAACCAGGTTATCTGGTTCGGTCTTCCCTGGTCACTTGAGCTGTACCAACAGGCTAACAAACGGCTTCACCGCCAGGGTCAGAAGGAGAAGGTCATCATCCATCACCTTGTTGTTGAAGGCGGCATGGATGAGGACGTGATGGCGGCCCTGGACGAGAAATGCGATACGCAAGACCGGTTGCTGAATGCCCTGAAAGTCAGGATCGAAGAGGCAAGGAGGGGTGTGGCGTGACTACGCGTTACGAACGCGACGTCTTCCGGTACGTAGAAGCCGAGCTGTACGCCTATCCGTGGCGCAAGCAAGAGATTGAGAGGTTAAGGGCGGACATTATCGACGCCACTCCTGAGCGGCTGGCCGCTGTGGGCGCTGAAGGCGTCGGGGACCCCACTCTCTCCCGGGTTATGCGGCTCTTAACCTCCAAACGCTTGGAACGCCTGGTAGAGCATTACGAGGCTATCACGAGGGTCTATGAACGGTTGGAACCGGAGAAGAAGCGTCTGGTTGAAATGCGTTACTGGCAGCGAGAACTCACCGATTTAGGTATATACCGACGGTTGCACGTCTCTAGACGGACGTATTTTTACTGGCGAGGACAGATACTCTTGGCTATCGCAAGGGAAATGGGCCTGCTGTGAGGTTTGCACTAGATTTGCACTTTTGGCGTTATGAAACATGGTATCGTGTTAACAGCAGAAAGTGGAGCCGCCCACGGGGTCGGGCGGCTTCAGTGTTTCAGGCTTAGTGCTTTCGGTCTTTGGGCGGGCACGGGTCACGGCCATAGCTGTCGCTATCTCGAATCTTACCGTCGTGGCCGTGGATTACTAATTCTGTCTTAGCTCGTTGGGCTTGTTGGCGCCCGATTTCTATTGCTTCTTTTTGCGTGCTTACGACTCTGGATGGTCTTTCAGCGCCTTCACGCCTTACAGCCCATTGATCGTCTCGGGGTACAATGTGAATCTTTTTGTTTGCCATTTTGTTCTCACCTCCGTCAATAGTATAAAAGTTTCCGGAGGAAAGTCGGTGCAATAATGGCGATTTTGCCGAAGGAGATCAAGATAGGACCGTATACGTATCGAGTTGAGTCAGTACCGGAAGGTATTGTCGAAGACAGTCAAGAGTTGTACGGGCATATTTCGTTTGGTCAAGATGTGATTCAGATCACCACCAAGTTCACGACCGAACGAGTTGTGACCACTCTTCTTCATGAAGTACTGCATGGCTTAAGTGAGTTGTTTGACCTGAATCTGAAAGAGCGACAAGTCGCTTGTCTTGCAGCGGGGTTAATGATGGTTATCACCGACAACGGCTTTAGAGTTGTTGCGGCTAATGAAGAGGCCGGAGGTGACAATGGTGGCCAGAGGGTTGACTCGTAGAGAGTTTTCGCTGGTGGTAAACGCCCTGGCTGTGTTGATAAGTGAATCTGTTACTGATTACGTGCGTAAGAAGGCCGCCATCTTGATCCTCCGGCACTACCTTCCGAATTGGCGCGAGATTGTGGTTGATAGCGCCATCGCGCCGCTTAGTAGGCATGATGAGAGGGTCATGAAGTGGAAGAATGATGTTATGGCGCGCGACGGTCACAAGTGTGTTTGCTGCGGTTCAACAGAGAATGTAGAGGCCCATCACGTTATCCCTTGGTCTGATTACCCCGGAGGCCGAATCGACGTCAATAACGGCATGACGCTGTGCAACGGCTGTCATGCCAAGATGCATGTCAACGAGGAGCAACTCATACTGAATAGGTTTGGTAAGACATGAACAAGAGACTGACCGAAAAGCAAAAGCGTTTCATAGACTACTACGTCGAAACGGGGAATCAGACGGAAGCGGCAAGACGCGCTGGGTACAAACAGCCACATGTTCAGGGCGCGCAGAACGTAGCAAAACTTAGAGACAGGATTGACGCTCGGCTCAAGGAGTTAGAGGAAAAGCGGATAGCCGGAGCAGTGGAAGTCCTCCAGTATCTGACGTCAGTTATGCGAGAGGAAGTATCTGAAGATGTCGTCGTTATCGAAGGTGAGGGCGACGGCTGCTCTGGCGCTCGTATTGTTCGGAAAAAGGTTAGCGTCCGGGATCGGAATAAGGCCGCCGAGCTCATTGGGAAACGTCTCGGCATGTTCACGGACAAACTGGACGTCAATCTGCCTATCACAGTGGTGATCGCCGATGACTACGGCGATGAACCTGAATAGCGCTGTCGTCCACAAGGCTGTTGCCCGGTGGAACCCAATATTCCGGCCAGTCAACGCATGCAGGACGCGATATCGCATTCTGAAAGGGTCCGCCGGTTCCGGCAAGTCAGTTAACATCGCCCAGGACTACATCAAGAAACTCTCGGACCCGCGTTTCACTGGCGCCAACTTACTTGTGGTCCGTAAGATCGAGGAAACGAATCGCGACAGCACCTTTGCTGAGCTCCAGGCTGCCATATACAGGCTTTTCGGTGAGTACTCCGAGAGGTTTTGGAAGATCAACCTGAACCCTCTCATGATGGAGTGCCGGGCAACGGGCAACCGGATCATCTTCCGCGGTATGAAGGACCAAGGTCAGCGTGAAAAGGTCAAGTCCATCACCTTTCGCAAGGGCAAGCTCTGCTGGATATGGATTGAGGAAGCCACAGAACTCTTGCAGGAGGACGTGGATATCCTTGACGACCGCCTCCGTGGGGACTTGGCCGGCATCAATCCGAATCTGTACTACCAGATCACGATGACTTTCAACCCGGTGAGCGCCACTCACTGGATAAAAGCGCGGTACTTTGACAGGCAAGACCCAGAGGTCTTCACCCACCATTCGACTTACCGGGACAACCGCTTCATCGACGAGGGCTACTACGCCCGTATGGAGCGGCGCCGCATCGAAGATCCGGATGGTTACCGCGTATACGGCCTCGGTGAGTGGGGCGAACTGGGCGGCCAGATCTTGACCAACTTCGAGATACACGAATTCCGTCAGGACAGGGACTACTTCGACGCAGTTGCCATCGGTCAGGACTTCGGTTTTAACCACGCCAACGCTATCCTTCTTCTCGGTTGGAAAGACGGCGAGGTTTATGTCCGGTCAGAGATATACGTCTTCGAGAAAGACACCAACGAGATCATCGAGCTGGCCAACAAGGCCGGCGTCAGCAAGCAAGAAGAGATGTGGTGTGACTCCGCTGAGCCTGACCGCATAGCGACGTGGCGCAAAGCCGGTTATCGCGCCAGGCCGGTGAAGAAGGAACCTGGTAGTGTCAAGGCCCAGATTGACTTCCTGAAAGGCAGGAAGATCCACATCCATCCTTCCTGCGTGAACACCATCAAAGAGATCCAGCAGTGGAAATGGAAGAAGGACCCGCAGACAGGGCTCTACATCGATGAGCCGGTAGAGTATTTCGATGATGCCATGGCCGCGCTCCGTTACGGCGTTGAGCGCTGGCGGCCACGTCGCGGTGGTGGTGGCGAGTTTGTTCAGGTGCAGATCCGATAGTCGCCTCTTTTGAGGCGTGGATTGAAACATAGATGACGCGATGGCGGCGCTTCGTTATGGCGAGGAGGGTTACGACGATGCTCACGAATCTGAATTGGCTACAGTCTGGTTCTCCCTACCCTCCCGCCTCCGAGAAGGGGCGCATTGAACGCTACAAACTGCATGAGAAGCTGTTCCTGACGAAGCACACCGAAGCATGGCAGACCGCGTTCGCGGAGTTGTCTCGTCGTTACCGGTTGTCAACATGGGACGTCAACACAGTCTTCAACTACCACCAGCTGCTCAGCAAGAAGATCGCCGATTTCGTGTGCGCGGAACCTCCAACGTTTGAGACCGGAGGCCAGACGGATGAACTGCTGAAGATTCTTAACCGCCAAAGGTTCGCGGCGAAGCTTTACGAAGCGATTATCGACGTATCCCGGTATGGTGACGCCGTGCTCAAGATTGTGGGGAAAGGCCTCACGATAGCTTCGCCTATGTACTGGTTCCCGATTGTCGCTCCTAACGACTTGAAAACCGTCACCCAACACGTGATCGCGTACCCCATAACACCGGACGCTCAAGGCGCTATGACTGAACTGTACGTCGAGATCCACAGTATTGGTCAGATCGAGCAGCGGACATACGCATACGATGAGAAGCGGCAGGAAATCGGCGCTCTCAAGGAGACCAAGACCAATCAGACGGGCCTGCAGGACTTCGCAGTCCAGGTGCTGACGAACGTCACGCACAGCGGCAGCATCTACGGTCTGGACGACTATGAGATCATCAATTCCATCGTGGCGAAGATCATGTGGCGTTTGCATCGTGCTGACGCTATTCTTGATAAACACTCCGACCCATCGATGAGCGGACCGGCCTCAGCCCTCTCCTACGATGAGCGCAGCGGCCTTTGGTATGTAAACCTCGGCAACTACTTCAAGCGCGAGACGAAAGACGATCCTGACATCTCGTACGTCACGTGGGACGGTAACCTTGGTGACAACTGGAAGGAGATTGAGCTGCTCCTTAACCAGCTTTATATCCTCACAGAAATGGGCCAGGCCTTCATCGAAGGCGGCGGGGGAGGTTCGGCTCAGAGCGGTACCGCGCTGAAACTGAAGATGGTCAGCCCTCGGGTCAAAGCGGCCCGAATTGCCGGCATGAACGCCGGCACGGTAAAGACCATCGTGTCTTTGTTGGCCCAAGTGAACGGGATCACCTTGGATTACGACACGCTCACCATCACGTGGCATGACGGCCTACCTGATGACCCAGTGGAACAGGTCAACATGCTCACCACTGCCACGGGCGGTAAACCCATCATGTCGCAGTACAGCGCTCTTAAACAGCGTGGTTTGACCGACAAGGAAGTTGAAGAAGAGATGGAGCAGTTGCGGGAGGAACAGGCCACGTCTACTCCGTTTCCGCTGGGGGTCATAGACGTGAACGGCGACAAAGAGCCTGAGGCCGAGGATGCAGAGGTCCTTGAATAATGGCTACGCAGCAGGAACTAGCCAACTTGGCGAAACTGTATCTAGCGGCCCGCAACCGGCTCCTTAATACCATCGTCAACTTCAGAGGCGTTGGCACGAAAGTCTACGCCAACAGCGTCCTCCAGTGCCTCAACCGTGAACTGGAGGCGCTGGCTAAGGCTGCGGATGAGTTTATTGACACGGCCATACCGGCGGAATATGAGAAGGGGCTTCGGGAGACATACGACTATTTCAAGAAGAACAACCTGCTCATGAAGCACCCCTCCCTATTCGCTGACCTGCACGCTGAGGCTGTCCATACAGTGGCCCGTGAGATGCAGTATCAGATTCGACAGGGCCTGGCCTCGGTGGGCAGACAGATCCTGCGGTACGTGGATAGCTCAAGGGATGAAGCTCTGCGTGCGGTAGGCCTGGCATCCTCCGGTGAAAAGATCGCCAGTGGCTCTACGGTAGTGCAGATGAAGAACCTCATGATCGAGAAGCTAAAGAACGAGGGCTTCATGACCGTCCAGTACAGCAGTGGAGCCCGGGCGTTTCAAGTTCCTCTTGACGTCTACGCGATGCTGTGCGCCCGGTCCACGACGCGAGAAGCCGGTAACCTGGCGCGGGAGAACCAGCTGACTGCCAACGGTTACGACCTGGTGGAGATAAGCACGCACTACCCTACCTGCGAGGTATGCGCCCAGTACCAGGGACGGGTGTATAGCATCAGCGGCAACGACAAGCGGTTTCCGCCGCTCTCCAGGGCGTTCAGCAGCGGGTATCACAACATCCATCCGAACTGCAGGCATGTACTCGTACCGTTCGTTGAGAGCATGCAAACGCCGGAGGAGATGCAGCAAGCTATTGAGCGCAGCAACAGGCCTTTCAAGGATAGTCGCGCTAAGCGTGAGGTCGACCTGTACAACAAGCAGCAGGCCCAGAACCGGCGAATGCGCGAAGACCTCTACCAGTATGAGCGGTACAAAGCCAGGTTGGGCCCGGATGCCCCCAAGAGATTCCACGGCTTCCGCAAGATAAAGAAAGCCGGCGGCGAGAAATGGGCGCTCATGCAGCTTGACTACAGGCGCAGGACTGATCTGGCGCAGCACCCAGAGAAAGCGTTGCCTAATGCGGATAAGGCCATAGCCGCTGAAGCAAAGTTCACTCGTTACCTGTTTAATCCTGAAAACGCTGACGGCTGGGCTAAGGGTGTTGCTTTGAGTAGTCGTCTTGGATACGATAAGGACAACTGGCAGGAACTGCAAGCCGAGGCCTTGAAACGAGCGCCTCTGTATCCAGTATCGCATGTAAAGACTGATCAACACGGCACGCGGTGGGAACAGAAAATGGTGCTATACGGTAAGAAGGGCAATCCTGCTAACGTCGTCGTCGGATGGATTACCGATGACGTCGGGACTAGGATGACTACTCTCTACATCAAGGAGGTGAGATGAGGGTGGAGACGATCAAGCCATACGCCCACGTTATTTTGAAAGACGGACGGGAAGGATGCGTTGTTGAGATTCTTGGCGATCAGGAAGTGTTCATTGTCGACATCGGCTCATCTCCTGTAGACTGGGAGACTATCGAAGTACAGCGACAAGACATAGCTAGAGTGGTCAAGTAGTCACTCCTACTCCTAACAACCGAACATCAGCGCTCTGGTTATCCAGGGCGCTTTTGTTATGCCTAACCGGCGGGCAGTTAACTAGCCGGAGACGGTCACCTAGACCTTAAACAGGAGGTAACAGAATGAAAGAGTTCTCGCACATCGATCTCCAGCTCTTTGGAGAGGGAGAAGGAGCCGGCAAACCTGCGGCCGGAGAGCAGGGCAAGACTGGAGACCAGACGTCTTCGCCCAAAACCTTCACGCAGGAGGACGTTAACAACCTGGTTGCCCGCGAGAGCAAGGCGGCTGTCGAGAGACTACTGAAAGAGGTCGGTATCGCCAGCGAAGGCGACTACAAGGCTGCCCTGAAGTCCTTTAAGGAATGGCAGGACAAACAGAAGACCGACTTGGAGAAAGCCACAAGCGCAAACGCTGCTCTTGTAAAAGAGCGAGACGAAGCATTGGCCAAGGTCACAGCCCTCGAACGGCAATTTGCCGCCATCAGCAAGGGTATTCCCGCCGACAAGGCCGCGAAGTACATCAAGCTTGCTGAGGCCTACGTCACCGACAAAGTAGACTTCGCCGCAGCACTTGACCTCGCGCTCAAGGATTTCCCGGTAGCGGCCGCAGGCGTGGCGGGCCAGGGAGGCAATCCAGCCCCAGGTGACCAGCAGAAGAAAAACCCCTTACCTAAGGGGGTAATCACGTTCTAGGAAAGGATGATCCAAAGTGGCGAGAACCAAAGCCATTTCACTTCTGCAGGCCGTAGGCGTTAACGCTGACCTGCAGGAAATCTACGGGATAGTCATCGACAACGTTCGCAAGGCAACTCTGTCTGACTTTCTCAAGAGCACTCTGTATACGGGCAACCCCGCAACAGGTTCAGTCGAGTTCAAGCGTTTCGTTAACAGCGTCGCCAAGCCGTATGGCACGGCTAGAACCGCTGCCAAGGGCGATGTTGTCACCGCGCCCCCAACCACGGTGAACCTGGACCAGAAGAAAGAGATCGTGGAAGAGGTCGCAAACTTCGACCTGGATACCTTCGGCGTGACCAACGTCATGAAGCGGCGCGCGGCTAACCACATCGACACCATGGCTACTGACCTGGATATCGCGTTCTTCGCTGCCGCGGGTGCAGCCGCGACTGCTGTTGTGCCGGTAGGTACGACTGAGGCTGAGCAGCTTGAAGAGATCATTCAGACGCTGGAAACCGTCAAGAACGACTACGTTCAGGGCGTGCCCCGTAACATGATCGTGGCAGTCGTCACCCCGGCATTCTACGGCAAGATCCGTCTGCATCTTGACAGCCTGCCTGCGTCAAACGTGGATACCGCGGCTGAAGAGTTCGCTATGTTCCACGGCGTGAGGGTCTACAGCGGGTTGAACCTGCCGGCGGGTATCAAAGTGCTTGCTATGGCTATCGGCTCCGTCGCTCAGCCTGTAGTCACTTATCCGTACACCGAACCCGAGCGCATTCCACTCTCCAACGACAGTGCCATCTCGCTGTTCTACAACTACGGCGTGAAGGCTCTCACTCCAGACCTGATTTTCAAGATCGCCTCTTAGTGCTTTCTCTCGGCTAGGGTGTGCGTGGCAAGGGAGGTGGAAACATGGCGAAGTACAAGAATAAGCTAACGGGAACAGTCGTTGAGCCGTCATCTGAGGTGGCGGCTCAGACTTTTGAGCGTTCTCCGGACTGGGAGAAAGTGACCGAGAAAACCTCGAAGCTGAAGGATGAACGCAGCAAGACTGAGGAGGCTAAGTGATGCAGGTAGGAACTGACACTTACGTCACTGTAGCCGAAGCTGACACCTACGTCAGCACCCACTATCGAAGCACCAGCGCCGCTAGGACTCGTTGGGCAGCGCTTTCTGAGATCGACAAGGCAATCCTCCTCGTGGACGCCTGTTCCGAGATGGAGCAGTTGCCCTTCCACGGTCGAAAGGCTGAGGACGGGCAACTGCTCGCCTTTCCCCGGCGTTTACCCTGGCAAGACTACACGTCCGAAGTTCCGGAAGCGGTCAAATCCGCTCAAGTTGAGCTGGCAGTATGGCTTTCGGATGACGTAAAACAGTCTGAGGCCGAACAGCGCAGAGCGTTGCAGGGCCAGGGCGTCAAGTCCTTCTCGGTGGGTGATCTCTCTGAGACGTACAACGGCACTTCAACCGGCGCTAGAAGCCTTCTGTGCCCCAAGGCAAAACTGCTTCTGTCGCCTTACCTGACGGGCGCCTACGCAGTGAGGTGATACGAAACGATGTTCGATACCTACCTCAACCAGACGGCGTTCTATGCGCCTCTCGTGGGATCGGACAACCGAGGGCAGCCGGTATATGGTGACGAGGTTTCCGTATCCTGTAGGCGTCAGGCCCAAACACAGGAGATCATCATGCCTGACAAACGAACCGTGAGGGCTGAGTACGTCTACTACCTATCGCAGGTCGTTAAGGAAGGAGACAGTCTGGACGGGCGCAGAGTGCAGTTGGTAAGCGAGATGAGGGGGCTCGGCGGGACTGTTCTGGGTTACAAGGCGGTGACGTAGGTGGCCAAGAGGACGGCTATCCAAATCGACGACAAGGCGCTGAACCGGCAAATCAAGCGCGCTCTACTGAGAAATCCCCAGGAGACGGTGAAGGCCGTACGAGAATGCGCGCTAGACCTCTCTGCGGAGAGCGCGAAGCGCGCGCCTATTGAGTCGGGTGACCTCCGGAACAACTGCCACGCGGACTTGAACGGCGTAGGTATCTTCGCCAACAAGAAGTCAACGGGGGCCACACCTTCTTCGACCACGAAAGCAACCGCTACCGTGGGCTACTCTCTCCCCTACGCCCTCAGACAGCACGAAGACCTTTCACTCCGGCATGACCGAACTGATGGACGCAAGATCATGTCCGGAAAGAACGCCGGCCAGACAATCAACATGGTTGCCGGCGGCGAAGCGAAGTACCTGGAGAGACCATTCGAGGAACGCAAGGACCGCTACATCAAGCGTATTCATCAAATCGTGGAGAGGAGCATCCGGTAATGAACATACTCGATATCCTCGCCACAATTCCTGGGCTCGAAGATGCGTTTCTCAGTCAGCAGCCGCACAAGCCGGACGGGTGCGTGACGCTCTACGAGTACCCGGTAACACCTCCGGAACATCACTTTGGCGGTATGGACGTCGTTCATGGTGTACAAGCCAGGGCGAGGGACACGACTGCGGCAGCGGCGTACGCGAGAGCGGAGGCCGTTGCCGGCATTTTGGGGCGTTATTCGGACGGGGTAATCAGCAGCATACAATCCACACCCATTGTGGATATCGGTGTGGATAACCATAACCCACCCCGCTATGAGTACACGGTGAATTTCCAGGTTAGGAGGTATTGAGAATGGCACTTTATACAGGCGTTACAGGCAAGATAGCCGTCAAGAAGGGCACTGCAGCTGCAGTCGATATCGCTCACATGTCGGGCTGGACGGTGGATCTCTCTCGAGAGATCATCGAGGTCGTTTCCTTGGGCTCCGATGCAAAGGAGAAGATTGCCGGCATCAAGGATTGGACTGCATCCTTCGACGGAACTGCGGACTTTGCCACAACCAGCGGTCAGAAGGATCTGATGGACGCATATGACGATGGTTCGGAGTTGGAGGCCAGCTTCTACCTAGATGACGACACGTTCCTGTCGGGACCGTGTATTATCGAAAGTCTTTCCATCTCTCACGCTGCGGACGGCAAAGCGGACATCAGCATCAGCGTCGCCGGCAACGGTAAGCCTGATCTGACTACGCCAGAAACGTAAGGAGGCAGCTATGTTCATCCAGATAGGCGAGAAGGAATATGAGCTCTCCACGAAACTCGGGACCGCAATGGCCATTGAGCGCCGGTTCAAGATCCCCGTGATTCAACTCTTCGAAAAGCTTAATGAGGCTACTATAGACGAACTGGTAACTATCGTGGAGATTGCGGCGAAGAAGACTGACGACAAGACCTTTCGTACGGAAATGCTCGAGCATTACGATTACCTGGACCTGTTTCACACGGTACAGGGAATTGTCGTCCGTCTCATGTTTAGCGGGACTGTAGAAGAGAACGAGGCCAAGTTGGCCAAGTACCCTGCATCGGATGAGCAAAAAAACGTGATCAGGGGGCTGCTGGGAATGCCGATTCCGGAGGCCCCCCAACATCTGGCCAGCCCCGAACCCTCGACTGGGATCGACTCGTAGAAACCGCGTACCGGGTAGGTGTCCCACCTCCTCAGCTGTGGGATATGGAACTGTGGGAATTCAATGCCTGTGTAAGGGCCTACAACGAAAAGCGCCAAGACGAGAGTAAAGAACGCCTATTCGTCGCGTGGCGTACGGCCGCTTGGGTGGGTGAGTCATTCGCGGGCAAGCTCCGGAGATTCTCCCACTACGTGAAGGACTCCGGCAAGAAGCCCGCGCCCAAAATCAGCAAAGAAGAGTTCGAGGCGCGGCTTAAAGCGTTGAAGGAAAGGAGGACAGCCAATGGCTCTAAAGGATCTTAGTGTACGGATAGGCGCAGACACAACTGGTTTCGACCGCGGTCTGAAGAGGGTCAGGTACGGGCTGTCCTCCTTGGTCAAGTCCGGACTGGCAGTAGCGGGCGCGGCGTTTGGGCTAAAGGCTCTTGAGGGCGCGTATCTCGGCTTGGAGAGTTCCGTTCTCAGGGTTAATAGCCTCTTCGGTGATTCGGCCAAGTACATCAGATACTTCGCTGAGAACACGGCTAAGGGCTTCGGAATGGCCGAGTCCAGCGCCTACCAGTACGCGGCCATATACGGGAACCTCTTCAAGAACATCACCTCGGGTACAGCGGAGAACAGCAAAGTCACTATCGCGATGCTGAAAGCCTCTGCAGTAGTAGCGTCCAAGACCGGCAGGACAATGGAAGACGTCATGGACCGCATCCGCTCCGGTCTCCTGGGCAACACGGAGGCTATCGAGGACCTCGGGATCAACGTCAACGTGGCCATGCTGGAAAGTACTGACGCCTTCAAGCGTATGGCTGACGGGCGCAGCTGGGAAAAGCTCACCTTCTACGAGCAGCAGCAAGTAAGGACCCTTGCGATTCTCGAACAGGCCAATAAGAACTTCGGTACCGAAGTGCAGCAGGGCAGCGCGTTCTCACTGGCGGTTCTGTCCGGAGCCTTCAAGGGCCTCATGTCGACCATGGGGCAGTTCCTGAACGCAGGGCTGCAGCCTATCATCAAAGGTCTCACCCAGTTGGTACAGTGGGCCACGGCAGGGTTGAAGGCTCTGGCCTCTCTCATGGGGCTCAAGATGACCATGGGCGACACCAGCGGTACTGACGCCGCAACAGCGGCTCAGGAAGCCCTTACAAACGAGGTAGAAGCAACCAATAAAGCTGTTAAGCAGACAACCGCCGGCTTCGATGAGGTCAACGTATTGGCCCAGGGTTCAGGCGAGGAAGCGACAGCAGAAGCGGCAACGGACAACTCGCCTTTCGCGGGAATCGCCATGCCGGAGTTTGTGGAATCAGTGCCAGATACAACTTGGGTGGATACGCTAAAAACCAAGTTCGATGAACTCCGAGCAAGTGAGCCATTCACGGCTATTCAGGGCGCGCTCACCACGGCCTGGGGCTTCATATCGCCGATAGTCGACGGGTTCCGGCAGCGTTTCGGCACGCTGTGGGCTGACCTACTGACGCTGGCACAGCCCTTCAGCGATTGGTTGAGCGCAGGCTTACCAATGCTGCTGTCAAATCTGACCACGTGGTGGGGCCTGCTGGCGTCCAGTGCAGGCGATGCCTTTCTCCAAATATGGGATACAGCGAACGCCGCTTTGTTCCCTATATTTGAGTGGTTCGTCACCGACGGACTGTCATGGTTCACTGACTATTGCTCAGGTTTCATGGACGCAGCGGTGTCTCTACTTGGTGCCGTCAAGTCGGTGTTTGACGACATCTGGTCCGGCGTCGTTGAGCCGGCCATGAAGCTCGTGTCCAGGATAGTGCTTGACACCTTGAACGACATGAAGGCTTGGTGGGACACGTGGGGCAGCAGGATAATCTCAGGCCTGATTGAGGCATTCAACAATATCCGTGATATCTGCCACAAACTGTGGACGGAGATATTCCAGCCCATCATCGGCAAGGCCCTCGAAATGCTCACCAACCTATGGGACAACCACATCCGAGGAATGCTGGAGGCGGTGCGTGAGTTCGTCGGTAAGATGTACACGGCGGCGCTGGACATCTTCAACAAGTTCATCTCTCCGGTTGTCCAGTGGCTCACCACCCTCTTCGGGCCTACGTTTCGAGAAGTGTTTGGCGCAGTGATTGATACGGTGGGCTCTATTATCGCTGTGATAGTCGATGTCGGGAAAATGGTGTTTCAGGTCTTGGGTGGGATCATCGACTTCATCGCCGGGGTGTTTACTGGGGACTGGAGCCGGGCTTGGAACGGCATAAAGACCATATTCGGATCGGTCTGGGACTTTGCCAAAGGTGCGTTTGTTAAGTTCGTCAACTTCATTATTGACGGCATCAACACCATGATAAAGGGCATCCTCGCTCCCATAAACGCCCTCATAAAGGGCTGGAACGCGACTATTGGTAAGGTCACGGGCCAGATACCGATGATTACGCTGTCCATTCCTAAGATACCTGAGCTTGCGACTGGCGGCATTATCGAACGCCCTACAATCGCTATGCTCGGGGAACAGGGTAAGGAAGCCGTTGTACCTCTGGAAAACACATCTTTCGTGGACGCTATTGCCAGCGCGGTCGGTACGGCCGTCCTGTCCGCAATACAAGTGTCTTCCGGCAGCAGTCGCAGCGGTGATTCCGGAGACACGGTTATCGAGATGGATGGACGAGAAGTGGCCAGGTTGTTGCTGCCCAAGATAGACCAAGAGTTGACACGGCTAGGTAGGAAACCCCTGCTGCGCCTTAGTCCGACAGGAGGGTAGACAATGATCAGCATAGACGGTCAACCTCTACCCATACCCAGTAGTTTCCAGGTAGGCATCATGGATATCTCCAACGCCAGTCGCAATGCGCAAGGCGATATGGTCATTGACCGTATCGCCACAAAGCGCAAATTGGAGTTGGCCTGGGACCACCTGAGTGCTGAGCAACTGTCAGTTCTACTCCAGCGCGTTTCTCCTGTACTGTTCACAGTGGAGTTCCCCGACCCGCAGGACGGCGCAACCCGCTCGGGAACGTTCTACTGCGGAGACCGTACGGTAGGAGCTCTGGATTACCGAAACGGAGTCGTACGCTGGAAGGATATCAAGTTCAACCTGATAGAACGATGACTGGTTTCCGAGGTGAGACGCTGTGCCCTATCCGGTAACGCAGGACTTCATGGATGAGCTCAAGGCCATAGAGCGTAGGACTTTCGGTAGGGTAACTGTGGACTACACTGACCCTTTCCTTGATCAAAGTATATCTGTGGCCGTAAATGAGAGGGCGAATGTCTCCTACCCTGCTCAGACAGCGGATTCGATAGTCGTGCCGTTCGCCAAGATTGGTTCATTGGACGGCTCCTGTACCCTGGACGGCACATACGCTCTTGCCCCTGATCCTGATGAAGCAGATACGCATCAGATGGGCTGGTGGGGTTTGCAGCTATCTAGCGCGAATGGGGCCTTCGTCGAGCCGTACCCGGCCCTCACTGTGACCCACCAACCAAGACCGGTCCACGGCCTCAAGGTAACAGGTGACTCCCTCCGAGGCGAGTATCCCGTTGATTTCGTAGTTACGCTATACGACGCTTCGGATGCTGTACTCCATACCGAAACCGTGACGGGCAACACACAAGCAGCTTGGTCGATGACGCTGCCGGCTCCAATCTTGAATGTGGTCAAGCAGGTCTTGACCGTCACAAGATGGAGCCATGAAGGGCGGCAGGTGAAGATAATAGAGTTCTTCACCAGCATTCAGGAAGTGTACGAAGGCGAAGACCTGATCTCTATCAGGCTCTTGGAGGAGCGTGAGGTTAGTCAAGGCAGTCTGCCTATTGGGAACATATCCGCGAACGAGATTGACATCAGGCTCAACAACTCCACCAGGAAGTTCGATGCCGGTAATACCGCAAGTCCTCTGTACGGCGTGGTCAAGGTCAACCGAAGAATCAAGGCTTGGATTGGGACAGATACCCCCGCCGGCAGGGAGTATGTCCCCCTCGGTGTGTTTTGGTCAGGGGACTGGAAAGCGCCTGAAGACGGAGTTGAGGCGTCAACTATCGGCAGAGACCGCCTGGGCCTGCTTGGCAAAGAACAGGATATCTCGGCCGAGGTTCAGGTCAACAAGTCACTCAGACAACTTGCCGTCTTGGTGCTTGAGGCCGCGGGGCTGAAGCCCGAAGAATACTGGGTGGATCCTGAGCTAGACAACTACATCATACCTTATGCGTGGTTTGAGCCTCAGTCTCCGCGTGAGGCCCTGCGCAAGATCGCAGAGGCATGTTTGGGCCAGGTCTACTGCGACCGCGACGGAGTACTGCGCGTTGAAGGACCGTCCTTCCTAGCGTCCAAATCGACATCCGATTTGGTTATCACACCCGCTGATTACTTCCGAAAGGACAGCCCGGCAAGGTCAGACGAGGTTGCCAACTACATTGAGGTGGAAACAACTCCGCTGAGACCTGACGTGACGCAAGAGGTCTACAGATCGAACGAGCCGGTGGTTATCGCGGCCGATGAGACAAAGGCTCTCACAGTCTATTACAACCAAATGCCGTGCATCGAAGCTTTTGCGACTCTCGAAGAAGCGCCCTCAGGGTGTGTCATCCAAAGCGCAACCTATTATGCTACGAGTGCTACCATCATTGTGCAAAGTCTGGCTGCGGGTACGTTCACGCTGATCATCCAGGCTAAACCCCTTAGGGTGCTCAATAGGGAGATAGCGATGGCCCAAGATCCAGCATCCATCACTGAAAACGGTAGGCTGGCATACAAGTTGACCGGCAATCCTCTTATCCAAACCTTTGCTACGGCTCAGACTATAGCGAACACTCTCCTCGCATCATTTAAGAATCCTCGTCGAGATGTTGAGATGGAGTGGCGCGGGAATCCTGCGGTGCTTCTTGCCGATCGGGTCACGGTTGTCGATCGCAACGAGCAGAACGATTACTTCGTGACGCGCCAAGAGATCAACTGGACGGGCGCGTTGAGAGCCCGGTTGAACGGAAGGAGAGTTGTCCCGAATGGCCTGGCAAACACCTAAAATCAACTGGCGCTCTCCTGCCTATCCTGACTGGCGAGACTACAACCGCATGGAAGGCAACATCCTTGACCTTAAGAAAGCCGTAACCATCGACATCGCGGACGCAGGTAGATATTTCACACTCATGAACCTTGAGGCCGCGCTCGCCGAACTCTATCAACTGTGCAGGTGATATCCCATGGCATGGCAGACCCCCAAAACCGACTGGACAGCCTCAGATAGTCCTACTCCAAGTGCCCTGAACCGGATTGAGGGTAATATCCTCGAACTCAAAAAGGCAGCGACCATCGATGTAGAGGACGCCGCCGGCAACTTCACTGCCACTGACGTTGAAGGCGTCTTGCAGGAGCTTGCTGGTAACGTAACCACGGGTAAGACCGCAGTTGCCTCGGCGATCTACGCTATGGGGCAGCAGGCTGATGGTAGCATGACCTTTGCTGAGTTGGCCGCCAAAATCCAAAACATCTCCAAGGACGCTACTGCTGCCGTAGGCGAGGTATTGAGTAGCAAGACGTTCTACGCCGGAGGTTCCAAAAAGACAGGAACGATGCCCAATCGGGGGGCCGTAGTGATTACTCCTGGTACCTCTAACAAAGCTATTCCGAGTGGATATCATAATGGGTCTGGGTATGTGGTAGGAGACGCTGATCTTGTTGCCGCAAATATCCGAGCAGGTAAAGACCTTTTTGGCGTAGCAGGCAACTTCACTGCCGATGCTAATGCTGGCGCTGCTGATATACTCGAAAACAAGACGGCCTACGTTAACGGAAACAAGATCACTGGCTCAATGACTAATCAAGGCGTCAAAACAATTACCCCTGGTACCTCAGACCAAGCCCTTTCTGGTTTCTACGCTGCGGGGAGTAAAGTAGCAGGCGATTCTGATCTTATTGCGGAGAATATTGTTCGAGGAAAGAACATCTTTGGAGTGGAAGGTTCGGCTATAACCAGTAATCTGATCAAATACTCACGCTATACGTATCCAGGGAGCTCTCTCTTTGACGGAGTAAATTACAGCGGTAACGCTATATTCATGAGTCCTCAAGGTAATTATTGCGTGCTGGGCAGTAATGGATTCGTTGTAGATATGTATAAGCGGAATCCTAACGATACTTGGTCGAAAGTCTTCACGTCAAATGAATATCTTATCAGGAGCGGTTCTTGGACGCCTGACGAGAACTATCTCCTAGCAGGAGTGTATGATAGCAATAGCGTTAATGGAATTGTTTTGTTTAAGAGAATGGGAGATACGCTTTTAGAAGTTGCTCGTATTACAGCGTCGAGCGAGGTTAGCGATATAAGTCGTTGGGATTCCATGGGCGCTTATTGCGTGGCCTATAGAAACAACACTGTCGACGACCAGTTAATTCACCCACTTAAGGGGTGA